GATCAGAATACAAAGGTGGTGAGTTAGAATTTGATTTTAGAAACTATGATCCACATATGCGAGACGAATCAAAACATAGAGTGCAATGTAAAGAGATATTACCAAAAGGATCTATTATTGTATTTCCTAGTTTTGTGTGGCATAGAGTTAAACCAGTAACATCAGGCACAAGATATAGTCTTGTGGTATGGCATTTAGGGAGGCCTTTTAGATAATGTTTATTAATAGTTATTTTCCAACTGTAATATGGAGTGAAGAAAAACCAGAGTTTGTAAAATCATTAAACAAAGCAAGTAACAAATATATTACTGATGCTCGTAAAAGAGAAAAAGAATTTATAAAAAAACACGGTGACTTTGGCAGATCATATCACTCAACACCACTTACAGCTGACAATGATTTTTTAGATTTTAGAAATTACATTGGTCAAAAATCTTGGGAATATTTAGATCATCAAGGTTATGATATGCAACAATACACAACACTATTTAGTGAGATGTGGGTACAGGAGTTTGCTAAAAAAGGTGGTGGTCATCATTCAGCACATATACATTGGAACCAACACGTATCTGGTTTTTACTTTTTAAAGTGCAGCGATAAAACTTCTTATCCTATTTTTCACGAACCGAAGACTGGTGCAAGATGCACAAAGTTAAAAATGAAACCAGACTTAAAAGGTGTATGGGCAGGTCACGAACAATTTCATCTTAAACCAAAACCAGGAACATTAATTATATTTCCTGGATATTTAGAACATGAATACGCTGTAGACTTTGGAATAGAACCATTTAGATTTATACATTGGAATATACAAGCAGTGCCAAAAGAGATGGCAAAAGATGTTTAATATAAATTACGAGATAGAACCTAAATTTAAAATAGATTTTTTTAAAATTAAATGTGTAGATTTTAAAAAAAAAAAGAAAAAATTAGAAAAAGTTTTAGCTAAATTTCCTGAGATGCCACAAAGTAATTTTTATAGTAATAGAGACAAATGTAATATTAACACAGAATTTTTAAAAATATTTAAAGATGAGTTTAATTTAATTGCTACAAAACATAACTCTAGAATAAAATTACAAAGAACTTGGTCAGTTGTATATCATAAAGGACATTACCATGTTCCTCACAATCATAGTTCACAAGGCTATTGTGGAATATTGTATTTAGATATGAAACCAGATTCACCAAAAACAACATATATCCAACCCTGGAACAATGAAAAAGATAAAACAGTGTTATATAAACCAGATGTAAGTGAGGGTGATATAATGATTGTTCCACAATATCTATGGCATTTTACAGAACCAAATAAAATTAATTTTAAAAAAAGAATAATATCTTTTGATTTTTATGAGCTTTAAAAAAAATAAATATACAGTTATTCGTCAAGCAATATCAAAAGATCTAGCAGCTTTTGTTGCAAACTATTTTTTAATGCAAAAACAAGTTTATGATACTTGTAGAGCACAAAGATATATATCACCCTTTGAAAATATTATAGGTCACTATGAAGGTAGAGATGAACAGATACCAGAAACTTACAGTCAGTATTCTAATATAGCTATGGAAACTTTAATGTTAAAATGCCAACCGGAAATGGAGAAGGTGACAGGATTAAAATTATATCCTGCATATACTTATGCAAGAATTTATAAAAAAGGTGATGAACTTAAAAGACACAAAGATAGATTTAGTTGTGAGATATCTACGACTATGAATCTTGCTGGTGATGATTGGCCTATATATCTAGAACCAGATCCTAAAAAAGGTGGTATAAAACCAGGTGTTGGATATGTATCCGATAATACAAAAGGTATTAAAGTAGATTTAAAACCAGGAGATATGTTAGTTTATTCTGGCTGTGAACTAGAACATTGGAGAGAAAAATTCAAAGGCAAAGAATGCGTACAAGTTTTTCTGCATTATAACAATCGTAAAACGCCAGGGGCGAAAGATAATATGTTTGATAAGCGACCTCATCTAGGACTTCCTTCTTGGTTTAAGAGATGATATAATCTCGATGTGTGGGGGGTTTACCACCTCAATCACCAACCCCTCACGCTTATTGGAGAGATATGTTAGGAATAACGGCAATTGCACAATCACCTCTTGCTTCACTTGGCGGAACTAATGCTAATGTTGATGTAACTGGAATACAACTGACTACTGCAGTAGGATCAGTATCTATTACTGCAATTCGTAATCCAACAATACAATTAACAACAAATCTTTTAAATACACAATTAGGAGATATACAAGTTGATCCAGATGTAATTGTTACAGGAGAACAATTAACAACAGTAATTGGTCCGTACTCAATACAAGCAGATGCTACTACAACTATTGTTGCAGGATCAGAAAAAGAATTAGAAACTTCTGTAGGTACAACAACTGTTACTGCAAATGGTACAGCAGTTTTATCTGGTGTAAACGCAACAACTGCTGTAGGACAAGTAGACGGTGTATTTACAGTTTTAGTATCTGGTAATGAATTAAATTCCGACACTGGAACTTTAGGTCCAATTACAGGAACAGCTAATGTAAGTGCAACAACTAATTTATTAACAATATCTGATCAAGCTGTTGATGTATCAATTGATGTTACTGCTTCTATTACAGGTTTAACTACAATGACTACAGCTGTTGCTTCAGTAACTGTAGATCTAAATACTCCTGTTGATATAACAGGCCAACAAATGTCTATAAGTGTTGGAAATACAGGAACAATAGCATGGTCTAACGTTGATCCAGGAGTAAGCAATGTTTGGGTTGAAGTTGATATTGCAGCATAATAGGATTATAATACAAATATGGCATCTACATTTTCAACAGATTTAAAACTTGAACTTATGGCTACCGGTGAAAACGCTGGTACATGGGGAACTAAGACAAATACAAATTTAAATTTAGTACAACAAGCAATTGCTGGGTATGAATCAATAAGTGTAACAACTACATCTATTGGTTTAACAATGGATGATGGATCTATATCTCAAGCAAGAAATATGGTTCTAGCTTTCGGTGGATCCTTGACAGGTGACACAAGTGTAACTGTCCCAAACTCAATTGAAAAAATGTATATACTTGATGATGGAACTACACATAACACAAGCACAATAACTTTTAAAACTGCAAGTGGTACTGGCTTTGCAATGACTGAAGGTAAAAAACATTTAGCATATTCAGATGGTACTAATATTAATAGAGTTGATCTATCTAGTTTAGGTGGCGAGATAGCCACAGCATCAATTGCTGATAATGCAATAACGACCGCAAAAATTTCTGACAACCAAATTGTGACAGCTAAAATTTCTGATAATCAAATTACAACAGTAAAAATTTCTGATAATCAAATTACGACTGCCAAAATAGTAAACAACGCTGTAGACTCAGATAAATTAGCAAGAAAATTTACCATAACAACTAACGTTACTCCAGCAGGAGGATCTGACGGAGATCTTTGGTTCGTATATTCATAGGAGTTTAGATGGCTGAGACTTATGTAAGAAACTCCAGTGCCTTTCAACAAACAAATCAAATATTTGCAAATGTAAGTGGTACTTATCAAGAAGTAAATGAAGCTTATGCAAATGTAAGTGGAACATATAAATTAGTTTTTACCGCTTTCGAAGCTACATCATTTGCTACTTTATCATCAGGATCAGGAACTTTTTCTGTACCAAGTAATGCAAATGCTATTCACATTCAAGCAGCAGTTGGAGGAGGAGGTGGAGCAGCGGGTGGAGCTAGTTATGACAAAGCAGGAGGTGAATCAGCAGGAGCTGGAGGAGGCTCAGGAGGTTATGTATCTGATAAAATATTTTCAGTCACTGAAGGTGAAACGATGACATATTCAATTGGCTCAGGTGGAGCTGCTGGTAATCAAACAAGTAATTACAATCAACCAAGAACAGCAAGTGCTGGTACTTCAACAACTTTATCAGGTTCTAGTGCAGGATCATTATTTACATTAGGTGGAGGAGGAGGATCTTCAGGTACAGGAGGTGGTGTACAAGGGCCATTAAGAACAAATACTGCAGGAACTCCTGGGTCTGTAACTGTAAGCTCAAGTATAAGCACAGGAACATTTAGAGACTCTGATGGTGTAACCAAAAATGTCAGTTCAAATACATCTGGACCTTCAGGAACTTTTAACGATAGTGGAAATGGTGCAACAGGAAGTTTATCAGGTTCAGGTAATTGTGGAGGAGACAATTGTAGAATAGATGGTTTTTCTGGTGCAAACTCTTACGATGGAGGAATATCTGGAGGTGCTGGAGGTTCTTCATCTGGGGGAGGTACTAACGGAAGTCCAGGAACAAGAGGATCTGGTGGTGGTGGTGGTGCAGCACAAGTAACAGGTGGAGGTGCAACAAATGGTGCTACTGGCGGTGATGGCGAAATAGTGTATAGATTTCTAAAAATCTTGTAGTGCTCATTAAATGACTAACATATCAAAATGGTTTGGTTATCCAATATACATCTCTCAAATTCAAAATTACGAAAAAATTAATAAAAAAATATTACCTGAACTAGAATTAGTAACTCCAACAAATTCTCAGTACGCACGGACATCGGACATAAAAGCAAAAGACTTACAATCTATTGATGATAATTTACATTTAAATTCTAAGTTTGAGGAATTGTATGATCAAATTACACAAGCATTAATTGCTGCAATACATGGTTTGCATTATGATCTAGAATTGTTTGAACTTTATATAACAAAATCATGGGCTACATACTCTACTAAAGACCAATTTATTTCATACCACAGGCATATGACAAGTCACTTTAGTTTTGTCTATTATGTAAAAGCAGATGATCAAGGAAATCTATTCTTCATAGATGATGAAGCACATAAAGTTGGTTTAAACATCCCAAAAAGAGATCCTTATTTTAAAAAATGGGATGAGGTCAATTTTGCAAAAGCGGAGTATCCAGCAAAGACTGGTAATATTGTAATCTTTCCATCTATGCTTTTTCACGAAACAGGAATTAATGAAAAAGAAGAACCACGTATTTCAATATCAGGAGATGTGCTTTTAACTATGAGAAAAGGTTTAAAATCTGAGCATAACATGCCATCACCTACGACTTGGAAGAAGCTTTAACATGGTGTAAAATACCGTATGCCTCTTACAAATGTAAAATTACTACCAGGTTTTGATAAAACAGATACACCTTCAGGAGCTGAAGGTAGATGGATTGATGGTGATTTTGTTAGATTTAGATATGCACAACCAGAAAAAATTGGTGGATTTGCTGCCATAGGACAAAAGACTATTGCAGGTCCTGCACGTGCTCAACATACTTGGACAGATTTACAAGGTAGAAAGTACGCAGCTATCGGAACATCTAAAGTTTTATTAATCTACTATGAAGATGCTTTTTATGATGTCACTCCTTTAGATACAGGATTGACTGGTGCTACGTTTACATCTGTAAATGGTCAATCAACGGTTACAGTTAATAAAACTGCACATGGTTTAGTATCTGGTGATTATTTTTTATTTGAGTCTGTCACTTTACCAGGAGGTGGTGCAACAAGTTTTACAACGGCAAATTTTACTGATCAAACATTTGAAGTAATTACAGCTGCTGCAGATACTTTTACAATTACGATGGCATCAAGTGAGACAGGAACAGGTATGACTGCTGCTGGTTCAGCAACTATAAGAGCCTATGCAGAAATAGGACCAACTATTCAAACTTATGGTTATGGTTGGGGTACAGGAACTTGGGGTGGAAATGTTTCTGGAGCATTAACGAACACGTTAAATGGACTTTTACAAAACGATACTGCTGGTACAGGAGGATCAGGAACTAGTATTACATTAACAAGTGCTACTGGTTTTTCTGCATCTGGTGGAACTATATTAGTAGATCAAGAAATTATTACATACACAGGTGTTAGTTCTAATGATTTAACAGGTATTACAAGAGGTGCACAAGGAACGTCAACTGCAGCCCATAGTAGTGGTGCAACTGTCACTGAAATTACAAACTTTATAAGTTGGGGACAACAAACTACAACATCATCAGTTATACTAGATCCAGGCAACTGGTCACTTGATAATTTTGGTGCAATACTTACTGCAACCATAAGAAATGGAAAAACATTTACTTGGGATCCAAGAGTTAGTAATCCTCTTAATAATAGATGTACGGAAATGGCTAGTGCTCCTACAAAATCTGTTTCTACTATTGTATCAGACAGGGATAGACATTTTATTCATTTTGGAACAGAGACAACAGTAGGTGATAATACTTCACAAGATCCAATGTTTATAAGATTTAGTGATCAAGAAAACTTTAATTTATATAATCCTACATCTACAAATACTGCAGGTACATTTAGACTGGACACCGGAAACACAATCGTTACAGCTGTAAATGGTAAAGACTATGTTTTAATATTGACTGATCAAGCAGCTTATACAATGCAGTTTGTTGGTCCACCTTTTACTTTCTCTATAAGACAAGTAGGTACTAACTGTGGATGTATAGGTCCTCATGCAGCTGTTTATGCAGATGGTAAAGTATTTTGGATGGGTAACTCTGGTGGGTTTTTTGTATTTGATGGTACAGTTAAACTTTTACCTTCATTAGTAGAAGACTTTGTATTCACAACTGATGGTGATAATCTTGGTATAAATTATGCATCTAACCAAATTGTGTTTGGTGCTCATAACTCTTTATATAACGAGATATTGTGGTTTTATCCAAAAGGGACACCGACTACCGGACCATCTGTTCAAATAGATAGAACTGTTACTTATAATTATGTGGAAAACACCTGGGCAACAATGTCATTAGCAAGAACAACATATGCAGATTCAGTAACATATGCAAACCCTTATGCAACAGAATATGATTCAACAACTGTTCCTCAGTTTCCAACTATACAAGGTGCAACAAATAAATTTGGATCAACAACTTATTTTGAACATGAAAGAGGTGTGAATAAAATTAATTTAAATGGAACAGAAGAAGCTATAAGTTGTTTTGTGCAATCTGGTGACTTTGATCTA